TCATTGTCTCTGCTGAGGCTCTGCTTCAGGAGCAACATGCAATTCTGCTGATGGCTCTTCTTTCAAAAGCGGCATCCCTTTGACCATTTTTTCCACTATGTCATTTGAGGGGTAAGGAATACCAAGTTCTACTGTGTTGGGGTTTGCTCGGTGGGTTTCAACCACAGAGGAGCCGTTCCATTTCTTTGAAAGGTAAATGATGCCCTCGAATGCCGCAGGATCCTGTTTCTGGGATTCCAAAATCATGTGAAATCCTCTACGTTCAATCCCTCTCAGGAAGCTCGAAAAACATTCCTTAAGCAATTCATCATCAAGGTCTTTGAATTTAATGCCTTGTGCCAGGAATTCGAAATAGTTAAGGATATATAGCAGACCATTAATTGCGTCCCGATACTCTTCAGGGACCTTCATGTTTTTGTATTCTTCTTTGTCAGGATTGCATCGCCACTCTGAAAGTTCCTGAGGTACATATCGCATCCCGCGATAAAAGGTAGTGCTGTTACGTAATTGCTTTTGATATTCAGGGCTTGTACGTGTGTTGATGATCATGTTGAGGGTATGCGAACGACGAGTATTGGCGGCCGATGTGATGCACTGAATCCACCATCCCATGCCAACCAGCATCCCTGTAACCATGATAGATAAAGATGTTTGGTAAGACGGGGTGTATCGTAAGATTGCGTATCCGATCAATGTAATGACATAACAGATCGAACTAAACATAGGCAGGAATTCTGCCGTATCTGGATAGCGTTTTTTGATGAAGCAGAATAGAGAGGAAATCGAAGCTGCAGAGCCAGAGGCAACCAGTAGCCAATCAATAACTTCTATATCAAAGGGTAACTGGTTAGGCCATACGTATGTAAACATTGCTCTGATCAGGAGCATAATGACAAAACTTGTTGCAGTTACGTTGACGATGAGTCTCGCCATATTATTGTTTCCTATAACAAAAGACCTCCATGAGGAGGTCTTTTTGTGCTAATGGAGGGTTGTTGTTTTGATGAAGGTTTTCGTTAACCTTCGCCGAAACCTACGTTCAGTGTCTTTTTCATGATGCTACTCCAGGTCCGCGCTATCGCCGAAATGCTTAAGTGATTGAAAAACAAAAAAATAGCAGAATTCTTTTATTAGTGGACAACAGAATAACAGTTTGTCCCGTAACTCTTCAAGTCCTATTGTAGTCCATCTGCTGTCCGCCATTAAATAAATTTCTTTAAATTTCAATACCATAACGTATGTCAAGAAATATACTTACGCCAAATTTATTGCTTAACTGCAACTGTATGAAATTTAATGATTTTCTTGCATTGTAAATGTGATGTTTTGCCTATCAATTACATTGATAATAGCTTAAACCTAAAAATCAAGAGCGGAATTAATCTTAAATCACATTCAAGAACTACTGGCCTTTTCATCTCTATAACTTGGAGATGGGTATTTTTAGGGAACTATTACCATCGTATTCAATTAGATAACGCCCATAATGGCGGAACAGCATCTCCGGCCCTTTGTGGCCCATCTGTCCGGCGAGCCAGAAAAGGTTGGCACCCTGGCTGATGTGGCGCGTCGCAAATGTATGCCTTGTCTGGTATGGGTTACGGTATCTGATCCTCGCTTTACGTAATGTCGGAACCCAGGCTTTTTTGCGGATTGCGTCCGCGCTGGCCCACGGCTTATTCGTTTTCGGATCCTCGAATATCGTGGCGTCTTTCATAAAGGTGAAGGTTTTCTGATTCGCCAGCACAGACATCGCCGCATCGTTCAGTTCCACCTTGCGCGTTCCTGCCTTTGTTTTAGTTCCCTTAATAACCCCTACTACACTCGCGTTCTGAACGTGTGCCGTCTTCCCGATAAAATCTATATCGCGCCAGCGCAGCGCGCATAACTCCGAGCTGCGTAAACCCGTCTGGATCGCGAACATAAACAGGTTGCCCCACTGCTTATTTGTAGCAGAGGAGAGGAGGGCATCCACTTCTGCTGGTGAAAGTGGATCGACAATATAATCGCTGTCGGCAGTCGATTTGTCGCTTTGATACCGGGATGCTGTCACCAGGGATACCGGATTCAGTTGGAGTACGCCATCTGTTACAGCCTCATCAAGCGCTGATCGCAAGAAAGAAAGTTGGTTGCGAATTGTCTTCAGCGTAGTGGCGCGGCTCTGGATCCACGTCTTCATTGCTGCCGGTGTAAGCTCGCTTGCAGGTAGTGAGTGAAGAGCTGCCAGCGCGCTACGACATTTTTTATAACCGCCGATGGTGGACGGCGAAAGTTTTCGCGTTTCACAGATGCTAAGGTATTCGTCCAAGTACATTTTTATTGTCTTCCCAGCGGCCGCATTGCCAAATAATTTTAACCGTGCAGATCGCGGGAAATATTCTGCATAAACGAATGTTCCACGCTCGATTTGGTTATGAATTTCGCCGAGGGTCCGCTCGGCGTATTTCAAGTTTTTGCTGCTCACTTCTAAATTGGAGAGGGGTTCTCTGCATTTCACCCCTTTATAAGTGAACGTGATATTTATGGTTTCACCCTGGCTATGCTTCCTGATGGTCACGCCGCGCGGGAGTTTAGGCGACTCTGTCTTGCCCATTTAGCTACCTCACTCAAATCGATCCATCTCTCCTTAACGCCTTCCACTTTCAGAACTTGAACGCCTTCACGCCAAACTCCGCGCTGTAAGCGCTTATTAATGGCATCAATGCTCTCACCAGTTTCATTGCAATAAGCTGAGATAGGCACACAATCGAGGTTCAGCATAATTCCTCCACTTTACCGGCTGCACCCGGTCATTCTTTGAAGATACAGGTCCCGCAGCCATTGCGGAACCAGTCACAACAACTACCACATCGGTTTACTTTTTTATTTGCGGATCCTCCTGCTGAGATGCTTCTGCGATAATCGGTTTAATGGTTGACAGCTTAAGCCTGCGAGCTGTCAGCGGAGCGCCACTGCGGCGGCCGTCTTCCTTACGATAGGTTTCACGCTGGCCAACGCACCAAGTGGTCGGCGTCTCATGCAGCTTTACGATCTTCTCGCCGTCCTTGGTGATGATGGTACCGGTATGAGTTTTTACTTTGCTCATTGGGCCACTCCATGATGACGTGTTAAAACAACCTCTCCGGCGTTACGACAGGCGTCTGCCGCTAGCCGGTCACGCTCGCTCAGTGATTCGCACAGAGCGGCTCGGGTTACATCCAGTCGCGTAGCCAGTTCTATGACCAACTTCGCTGACTCTGGTGGTAATGACCGGGCTGCTCGGTGGGCTTCTGCAACTAATTCTTTTGTGGTCAGACGCATTTGCGGATCCCCATCAATTCGTTGAACCGTGCCATGAACAGACCGTAGGCCTGGCCGGGGCGAAGCGGGATAACATTAAACAAGTCGGTCGGTGGGATGCCGTCGAGCACTGGCCACACGGTACCGTCGTCAATATCCAGATCCCGGCGTTCGGTACCGAGCATGACCAGGTCGGCATACTTCACCATGTCGTGCTGGTGGGCCGGTAATCCGAACTTCGCACGGATTTCGCTATCGACATATGCCTCGATACGCTGGTAATCCGGGAGCAGGCGTTTCAGCGGCGCCGGGATGTCCTGGCAATACGCTTCAGCAGCATCATGCAGCAGCGCTTCAAGCGCGAACTCTGCGGGAACCTGCTGGCTGACAAGTACCGAGTGCTGCGCGACGCTGTAGAACTCCGGCAGGTGACCGGCAAAGCGGCAGATGTGAGAAAGGGCAGTGGCAATATCCTCGATCACGATATCGTCGTGATGAATATTGAGGTAGTTAATATGCTTCCCGGATAGTGTCTGAATATATGACATTACGTGTTCTCCATTATTACGCGCTGCACCGCGCCTGATTTTTGGTTGAGCGAATCCCTCGCCTGCTGGCGATCGTTAATTTAATTTCGCTTCACTAAATGCCCCTGATGCGGGGCATTTAAGGCAACGTAATTAAGCGCTGAACGAACCGATAAAGGTTTCCACCTGGCTGCCTTTGAATTTCTCGACCAGCAGATCACGGAACTCGGTGGCCATATCTTCCTGCTGGGCTTCCAGCTGGACAATGCGCAGGACCAGGGTAGGGCGATCGCCGCCGATGATGCTCAGTCGCAGCTTGAACGGACGCTCCGCCAGGCCCTCGAACGGCACGCAGCGAAACTCGAACGCCACCGGCATGATGTCCTGCGTGCGAGCTTCAACACTTTCCATCAAAGAGCGCTTGCCGCTGAAGTCCTGAGCCTCGTAGTCCGCTTTCTGGATAGATTCGATAGTGATCTTGCGGATCGCCGCCGCAGACTTCTTCGCGTCGATCGTTTCGCCGTCGGCATCAAAGCCGATTAGGTTTTCTGCCCAATCTTCCAGCCACTCGGCCAACTCTTTCTGGTTGTGACGCTCGCCATTGATGGATAGCAGGGAGGAGAACGGGGCGGTCTTTTTAAGCGCAAGGTGAGCGGTGTTGTCTGCATGCCCTGGGCTTTCGACTGTGCCGAGGTTGAAGACGGCTGCGGCGCGCATATCGTCAGCGTTGATAAAGCAGCGACTACCTTCAGCAGCGTAGCCAGTGGAATAGCGCGTAAAGTCTTCAATGCTGGCGGTTACCATCTTGCCCCGGAAGCGGTAGCGCTCCAGGCAAAGCGATTCCAGACTATCAATGCGGGCCCCCTGAGGAACGACAGCAGCAGGGCAATCCACACCTTCAAGTTTCTCTTCCATGTAGCGGGAGAGTGTCAGATCGCTAATTTTTTCGATCGCGGTACCGTCTAAAGAGTGAGACATGATTCTTCCTTAAGAAAATGTGAAAGGGTTACTGCTTGGCGCGCAGTTTCGCGTCTGAGTCACCGGCAAGAGTGAATAACTGGCCCTGATCTTCCTGAAGGATGGTCAGCTTACCGCCGCGGCTCACATACATTGGGGTTTCGGTGCTGTCCTCTTCAGAGGATTTGCCGCGAGGGGTAGGGCGTACATAAGCCAGCTTATGCTTGATCATCACGCGCTTCTCTTCGACGGAGTTGCTCATGCGGTCCAGCTCAAAGGTCAACGTAACTTTTCCCTTCTGGCCGTTGTTCAGCACGCCGAAGGCGACCTCACTCAGTGCCACGGCGATCTTGTTCTGGAACACGCCGCCGTCCAGTTCGCCCATAAACTCGGGCACATCGGTCAAACGTTCATTACTCATCGGGTATACCCTCGGAAAACAGGCTGCTGACACAGCCGGGTTAGTTTCTCCACACAACACAGAAGAGCATCTGCTGGTGGAACAGCCCGTGCGATTGGGTTATGAGCCGTCGCCACAGTGATGCTCTTGTGTGTTGCGTAAAAAAATTGCGGCATCCTCACGGGTAGAGACAGATGCCGCAAAAGACAGCAACGCAGCTTTTACAGGTCTTAGGTAGGCAGTGAATCATCCCCCACTCCGTACACCTGGGGCGGCTACTGCGTGGACGTCCTGCCTGTTCGCTTTCTATAATGAAATCTAAAATAACTTAGATTAAAGATCAAGAAGAAAACCTAAACAAGTTTAGATTTTCTGAGGGGAATGGTAATTATTTGCGGCGCATCATGCGGCGGTGTTCAACAACCACCCCAACGACATGAATCTTTTCTTTTGCAGAATTGCGGATAGCGTAATCTTCATTCAGTGGCACCAGTTCAAATATTTCTTCGCCAGTTTCACTGATTCCGCGTGCACGGTATTTTTTAAATGTTGCTTCGTCACCGCCATTCTTTGCTACAACGTAATCGCCAGGGCCTGGGTGTAGCTCAGGATCCACAATGATTACATCACCTTCAACAAATTCGGGCTCCATTGATTTTCCTTTCACCTTGAGGGCAAAGGTTGAATGAGAGTGAAACTCTGACGTCAAAATATACTCCACCGTCCCATCGATATTTCTGGCGTCGCACTCAGGTGACCAAGCTCCAGCCTGGACATAACTGATGATTGGAACTTGCTGCGCTGCTATTGGTGCAGGCCCAATGTTAGCCTCATCCTCCCGGCCATATAAAAGGAATCCTTCAGTTACACTGAGATACTGAGCAAGTTTTGTCAGCGATTTACCGCCCGGCACGTTCAGATCTCTTTCCCAGTAGCCAATCGTTACATCAGAAACTCCAAGCGCTTTACCCAATTGGCCTTGAGTAAGCTTTCTCTGTTTCCTTAATTCCTTTAACCGCGTGCCAAGTGTCCCCACGATTCAAACCCTTAGAAATGAAAACCTAAGTAATCTTAGTTTTTATTGATCTAAAAAAGATTAGATAATAATATCTAAATATTCTTAGGAGGATAAGATGACCACAACTGAACTTGAGCAGTACTTCGGTTCGCCAAACAAGGCGGCTGAATTTTTTGGGGTATCGCCAGAAGCCTTTTATCAATGGCGGACTCGCCCGGGCCAACTAATTCCTAAAGGCCGTGCAGCAGAGGCGGCTGCACGCACTAAAGGAAAACTCAAATTCGACTCTTCGCTTTACCAGAAGCGTAACGATAAAGCGGCATAGCAGAAACCACAGATTCAAGGAGTTAACCGTGGGCAATCAACACTGGCAAGTCGAAAAGCAGCCCGCGTGGCTGGTAGCGGCAATTAAAAAGACCATCTCAAGCCTGCCGGGCGGTTACGCCGAGGCGGCTGAATGGCTGGGCGTGACAGAGGATGCGCTCTTTAACCGCCTGCGCACTGGTGGCGATCAGATCTTCCCAATGGGCTGGGCGATGATTCTCCAGCAGGCCAGCGGCACCAAGCACATCGCTGATGCGGTATCGCGCCAGTCGAACAGCGTCAATGTTCCGCTGGTGGATATCGAGGATGTGGATAACGCAGATATCAATCAGCGCCTGATGGAAACCATTGAGTGGATTAGTGAGCACTCCAAGTTCGTCCGCAAGGCAACCGCTGATGGCGTCATTGACCAGGACGAACGCGAGCAAATCGAAGAGAACAGCTACCAAGTGATGGCGAAGTGGCAGGAGCATTTAACGCTGCTGTATCGCGTTTTCTGCGCGCCAGAAAAGAGTAACGCCCGCGAGTGTGCAGCTCCGGGCGTCGTGCCGTGTCGTAACAGTGGAGAAACTAACGCATGAACAGTTTAACGGTAATTCACTGTCTGCCGCAACTCCGTGGCTTCCCGGTCAATGGGACCCCGTTGTTTCGGTATGAGCGCATGGTATCAGGCCGCTGGGTGGCATGTAACCACAGCCGGGCAATGGTAATCGTGGGGGTATGGCGCCGTAAAGGAGAATCTTTATGCGTGAAATCGACAGGAGATTCAGGGATCACCGCGGCGTCCCAGTTCGGGTTATCCGGTGGGAGCCAGAGACCCGACGCGTCATATACCTGCGAGATGGGTACGAGCATGAATGCTTCAGCCCTCTCGATCAGTTCCAGCGCAAATTTACAGAGTTAAAGGGCGACCATGAGCACTAAATTGAGTAGCTACGTCTGGGACGGCTGCGCGGCTTCCGGCATGAAATTGTCCAGCGTGGCGATCATGGCCCGCCTGGCTGATTTCAGCAGCGATGAGGGAGTTTGCTGGCCTTCCATCGAAACTATTGCACGGCAGCTCGGCGCTGGGCCAAGCACTGTGCGCACGGCGATCGCCAAACTTGAGAAAGACGGCTGGCTTAAGCGCACTCAGCGCCGCCAGGGCAACCGTAACGCATCCAATATCTATCAGCTGAATGTGGCAAAGCTCCGTACGGCGGCATTGTCTCACCTGCCTGATTCTGACACGTCAAATTCTGACGCCTCAAAATCTGACCCGTCAAAATTTGAGGCATCAAAATCCGGCCAAATCGGCGGTTTTGACCCGTCAGAATCTGGCGGGGATCCGTCAGTAAAATCAACTACTGATCCATCAAATAAAAAATCTTCTTGTCAGGTTGCTGGGCAACCCGACCCTGCAGTGGTGATCACTGACCAGGCGAAACAGGTTTTATCACACCTGAACCAGACTACCGGATCACGGTACCAGGTCTGCAAATCGTCCCTGGAAAACATTCGCGGCCGTCTGGCTGAAGGGTTTACGCCTGATGAGCTGACGCAGGTGGTTGATTACAGCGTGGAGAAGTGGGGCGACGATCTGAAAATGGCCGAATATCTTCGCCCAACGACCCTATTTCTGCCCTCCAAATTCCCAGGCTACCTGCAATCGGCGAACAAGTGGAACGCAGCAGGGCGCCCGGCGCGCGAAACGTGGGGCCAGCGTAAGACGGATCCGATGAAGTTCGGTCCTGTTGATAACAAAATTCCTGAGGGATTCAGAGGGGCGACATCGTGAGCATCGAATCCGAAGTTTTGCAGTTTGCCCTGGATAACCCAGGCTGCAGCACCCGGCAGGTTGCCAATGTTCTGACTCATACCTCGTTTCGCACTATCAGCCGCTGCCTGTTCCTTTTACACAACGAGGGGAAGCTCAAGCGCGAGGTGCGTAACGACACGACGATTGTGTATTACCCCTGCGAAGAGTTCGTCAAAACAGACGCAGCAGCAGCGGCGGCCTACGCAGACACGGTCAGAACCCTTACTGATTTAGAAAATTACGCCATCCAGCTGGAGGGGAAGGGGCTTTACCTGCGCGCAGCCACGGTATGGCTTAATGCTTTCGATCTGTCACCAGCGAATAAGGACCGGGAGCGCTACGTCAAACGGCGTGCTTCATGCCTGAAACAGGCCAAAAAACGCTGCGTAACAGACGCGTGTTTGCTGGCAGGCCATTACATCGGAGAAGAGCAATGACTAATAAATACTGCCGGGAACTGGTCGAACTGCGCAGCCAGCCGCTGCACGAACTGAAAGAAGTGGGCGATCAGTGGCGTACGCCAGATAACATTTTCTGGGGTATCAACTCAATGTTTGGCCCGTTCGTTCTGGACCTGTTTTCCGACGGCGAGAACAGCAAATGCGAAGCGTATTACACCGCAAAAGACAATGCGCTGGCGCAGGACTGGTCCGCCAGGGTGACAGAACTCAACGGCGCTGCTTTTGCGAACCCACCATACAGCCGCGCCAGCATGCATGAGGATGAGTACATCACCGGGATGCGTTACATCATGCAGCACGCCAGCGCGATGCGTGACAAGGGCGGTCGCTTTGTTTTCCTGATCAAGGCTGCAACCAGCGAGGTGTGGTGGCCGGAAGATGCCGATCACGTTGCTTTCATTCGTGGGCGAATTGGTTTCGATCTGCCGATGTGGTTTGTGCCGAAAAACGAAAAGCAGGTGCCGTCTGGAGCATTCTTCGCTGGCGCAGTCGTCGTATTCGACAAGACCTGGCGCGGCCAGGCGATGAGCTATATCAGCCGTAAGGATCTGGAAGCGCGCGGGGATGCCTTCATGTCGCAGATCCGCCGTGAAGCTGAGCGTCTGTTTGAGCAGGTTGAACCACAGCAACCACCGCAAAATATTCCGGAAATTATTCCAGAAGCCGTAGCGCCGGTGGAAGAGGCACCACCAGCAGCTGCTGAGCCAGAACTTCCGCTGACCAAGAAAGATATTGTTGAGCAAAGCGGCTTCAACTTTTGGGCGTGTGCCTGCGCGGCGTTCGGAGACAAGGAGGTATACACCTTCGCAGAATCGCGCTTCGCGCATACCTGGGCATCTGATTCAGTTGCAAGCCCTGAATTCATTGTGGTGCCGCTCGAAACCATTGCCCGTGCGGTAGCGCTGATAAGAGAAAATGTTGATCAGCAACAGCTGATTAACTGGCTTAACCAGCAAAGCTTCGAGCATGACAACATCCGTAAAGACATGCAGGAGCGTCTGCTAACTCTGACGCCAGAGATGATCAGCGAATATGGAATTGAGGCCCCTGAGGTTACGGCGGTTCTCGAGTCCATCCCCCAGCATCACTGGCACAATATTCGTTCTCTGCGGGCCCGATTCCGGCTCCTGATGGATGAACGTAAAGCCGGGCAGAAAGAGGAGAAGGCAGCGTGAAAACCCTGACCATTCGCCAGCAGGAGGTCTTAGACCTGCTGGTCGATTACCAGAAACAGCACGGCTTTCCTCCAACCGCCAGTGAACTTGCTGGGTTAATGGGCTGCAGCTCGCAAAACTCGGCGCGGGACACATTGCTCTCCCTCCAGCGAAAAGGCGCGATCACTATCACCCCGGGCGTTTCCCGCGGGATCACCATTACAGGGCAGCAATCCGAAGACGAAGCCATTGCGATAATTCGTGCGCTGCTGATCGGCGATGAAAGCGCGCACGAACAGGCGCTCACATTTCTGGAGATCCGCGGGGTTGAGCTATGAAACTGACTCTGCCATTCCCGCCGAGCGTCAATGCCTACTGGCGATCCCCAAATAGCGGCCCGTTGAAAGGCCGCACTCTCGTTAGCGCCAAGGGCAGGGAATACCAGAGCGATGCATGCGCTGCGATCATTGAGCAGCTGCGCAAATTACCGAAGCCCAGCAGCGCTCCGGCAGCGGTAGAGATCGTTCTTTTCCCGCCAGACGCGCGGCGCCGCGATATCGACAACTACAACAAGGCGCTCTTCGACGCGCTGACCCACGCAGGCATCTGGGAGGATGACAGCCAGATTAAGCGAATGCTGGTGGAGTGGGGGCCAGTAACGCAGAAAGGAAAGGTCGAAATCACGATCAGTAAGTACGAACCGGCGGGTGCAGCCGCCTTATAAGTGGAGAAACGCATGAATCAGTTAATCGTGAATGATGCAGTAATGATGTCCAGCCGGGAAATTGCGGAGCTGGTACAGAGCAAACACAGTGATGTGAAACGTTCAGCGGAGCGTCTGGCTGCTGGTGGAGTTTTAACCGCGCCATTGGCGCAGTTCGATTTTGAGCACAATGGCAACGTTTATCAGGAGTACCGGTTCAACAAACGTGACTCGCTGGTCGTGGTTGCCAGGCTGTCGCCAGAATTTACCGCAGCAGTTGTCGATCGCTGGCAGGAACTGGAGGAGGGACGGAATATCAGCGTGCCCCGATCTTTACCTGAGGCGCTGCGCCTGGCCGCAGATTTGGCCGAGCAAAAAGAGCAATTGACGCTCCAGCTTGCAGCTGCGGCGCCAAAGGTTGAATTTGTCGATCGCTACTGCAGCGCCAGCGGCTCACTTTCATTCCGCCAGGTGGCGAAGCTGCTTAAAGCCAAAGAAACAGAATTCCGCCTCTTCCTGATCGAGAACGACATCATGTACCGGCTCGGCGGTGTGCTGACGCCGCGGCACCAGCATATTGATGCCGGACGTTTTGAGGTCAAAACGGGGACTTCGACCACTTCTAACCACGCTTTCAGTCAGGCGCGCTTCACGGCTAAAGGGGTGAAGTGGATTGGTGGATTATGGGCAGAATATATCGCTAAAGGGAATGCAGCGTGAGAGCGTTATTGACCCCGGTCGTCGTGAAGGAGTTCGGGATCGTGGTTTTCCGGCCTGGTCCTGAACTCATGCCGCATTTCCATCGCGGGCGCATTCTGCTGGAGAACGAGCCGGAGCGCCTGGCCAACCTGCCAACCGGTGAACTTCCAGCAGCGGGCCAGCCACTTGCAGAGGACCCATTGATGGTGCCTGTCTTTGAGCATGCCGATGTCATTCAGCGGGCTGGTGGCCTGTCATGCCTTGAGGCCTGGCTGATGCGCGAATCTGGCTGCCAGTACCGCCACAGCGACTATCACCATCACGAAATGGTCACCATGCGGCACGCACCCGGCGCGCTGCGGTTGTGCTGGGCCTGCGATATCCGTGTGCGTGAGCAATTTACTGCCGAACTGGCGGGCATTGCACGAAATAACCTGGTAGCCTGGGTATTGTCGGTTGTTCGCTCCGGGCTGGGTTTCGATGATTCCCACCCGGTGACCCTGCCAGAACTGTGCTGGTGGCTGACGATCAATAAGCTGGCCCACGTCATCCCGGAGGCGGTGGCACGCAGAGTCCTGCGTATCCCGGCTGAGAAATTCCAGTCGGTGACGCGTGAGGCTGACATTGTGCCGTCGGTACCGCCCACCAGCATGGTGGAGGAGGCCGTTGAAAAGGTGCTGGCGCTGCAGGTGGATCCAGAGACGCCTGAATCCTACATGCTGAGGCCGAAGCGCCGACGCTGGCAGAACGAGAAGTACACCCGCTGGGTAAAGGCGCAGCCGTGTGCATGTTGCCAGAAACCAGCAGACGACCCCCACCACCTGATCGGCCACGGCATAGGTGGGATGGGTACCAAAGCGCATGATTTGTTCGTGATCCCGCTGTGCAGAGCGCACCACGATGAATTACACGCAGACGCAGTGGCATTTGAAGCGAAATACCGTACGCAGCCAGAGCTGCTGCTGAAAACATTAGATCGGGCGCTGGCAATCGGCGTATTAGCATGAATAGTGGAGATAACATGCGAGATATGTATGAAGTAATGGAACTATGGGGAGCATGGGCGGCTGGTGATCATAGCGGCGTTGACTGGCAACCGATAGCGGCTGGCTTTAAGGGGCTTATCCCTCATAGTAAAAAATCACGCCTGCAATGTAATGACGATGAAGGGATCATGATTGATGGTTTTGTAGCGCAACTGAAGGTATGTCATTATGAAGAGTATGTATTAATAATCGCACATTTTGTATTTGGAATATCGTTAAGGTGTATTGCTAAAAAATTAAAGTGCTCAGATGGAACAGTTAGAAAAAAAATGAGTTGGGCATTAGGTTTTTTTTCCGGATGTTTTGAAGCTATAAATGGCTAAAAAATCAGGCCACGGATGGCCTGATTTTATTTCTTCAGCAACTCAACTTTAAAATCTTTAAGTTCTTTACAACGAGATGCTACTATATCAATATGAGATGCTATTTGTTCGGCGTAAGGGATGTAAATATCATGCGATTTTTTTAGTCTATATTTCCCTTGTTTTCTTTCTTTTTTATAACCAGCGGAAATCAATAGGCTTTCGCAATTACTTAATGTTTCAAAAGATATTGGTTTAGGTATGGTTTCAAAAATGACGTGGCTTTCATCAAAAGTTGCAACAATCCATGTTTCCGTTGAAAAAGATGGTAGTAGCAATATAAGATTTTCGGGAATGCTTGCCAAACCCAACTTCTTAAGTAAGGAGTCTTGACAATAAATTCTTCTGTTATGTTTGCTCTCATCAAATCGTTCTGGCAAAAAATTAAGTTGGTCGGCTATATCTGTATCCATCTGTATAATTAAACCGTCCGCTGATGCTGCTTTTACGATAGCTTGCCAATTTTTTCTTACTACCGCCTTTCTTAATTTTTCAGAGAGTTTTTCGAGATCTTTCTCATCTTTATGTCCATATAACGTACACCATCTGGTTACGCCTACGTAACCATGCCTCTCCCAAGCACCGGTAGAGTCTTGCTGAGGTGAAATATGTCGTACTTCAACATCTTTTTTAGTAGTACGACAAATTTCTTCTGCAACTCTACGTATAACAGGGATATCAGAAGGGCCTTCACATACAAGTAAAAAAAGTAGTTTTTTCTCCATGGTTAAAACTCCGTCGGCATGCCGCCAAATGCCCCTGAAAGCCAGATTTCAGACAGTTTCATGCCAAAATATTGTTCTTCCCATATTTCTCTAGTCATGTCCTTGGGAGGTGCGATACGAGTGAATATACTTTGCCCATCTGCAGATCTCGATGCTACAATCAGACGATGCTCATCATTAAATAGATCTAATGCATCAAGCGTGCAGGGATTATGCGTAGTTAAAAAAATTTGCTTTTGACAATGCTTTTCGCTATTTAAGAAAAATACAATTTTTTCCATTAGTTTACGTACTAAGCCTGGATTAAGAGCGCTATCAATATTGTCTAAAGCAAAAATGTTTGGAGAATCTCTATGTGCAATTAATATCAAAACAAATAATATAAATAGCGCGCCCTCACTGACGTCATAAGCATAAAGATCATTGAAGTTTGATTTCATATACATATCTTTATACTTGACTACCTTCCTACCAAGGCTTACATGCTCAGATACCAAGGCGCTGTCTATTTTACCTGTAACGCCTAATGTTGAAAACCAATCTAAAAGCTCAAAGAAATTAATTATTTCATTTTGTTTGCTTTCGCTTGTGTAGTTAAAGATCTCACTTAGTGCATCAGCTAGTCTTCCACCATACAAACCAAGAGGTGATTTATTACTATTATCTGTTGCAACGCCTCGTAATATTGGAGTTGAAGGCGAATATATTGCGTAGCTGTCTAAGTCGCTCAGTTGTTTGGAAATTTTGCTATCGCTTTTTAGAAGGGCGCGATAAATAGATAATACACTATTTGTTTTTTTTAGATCTCCTTGTATTCTCTCACCAAAAATGGTGCTTCCATTATTTGAGCGACCAGCAAGTGTAACGCCTCTAAGACTTTTAAGCGACTCAGCATTGTAAGAAAAACCATTGATAGCATTAAGGCTCATTCTGTATGAAAGATCCTCTAATTCTGCTTCGAGTGTCAAAGTGTTCCTTCTGTCTTTGTTTCTAAAGGAGCTTCTAAAGATTTCATGAGAAGACAGCCTTGATCCTCTACGGGAGAGGCGTTCATAGTCAACTCCTCCTTCAACTGAGGCGGATATCATAGCGATTGCTTCAAGCAGATTGCTTTTACCTGCTCCATTCGTTCCGATTATGACGTTAAGTCGCCCAAAACCTATTCTTTGATCCCAAATCGACTTAAAGCCTTTGATCTTTAGGGATTTGATCTTTGACATTATTTTTCCCTTGTACAAGTCCAACTTAAAAGTGTTTAATTTTTTAGCAACGAAATGACTCCTACGCTGCTTTCACTATAATCCTCAATGGGAACTATTTTACATCAAAACGCTAACGCGTACGCAAAAACTATCGTAACCTGTTAAGAGTAATCACTACGACACACAGCTTAATTATCGAAACCCTGTCAGCAATGGCGGGGTTTTTACGTTTTTGAGCATTGGTAACCCTCGCGGATTTTTATGTCTGAAATTCTCCGCGCCACACATGGCGCAATTCAACCACAGTGCCTGTCAGGGGGAGCCATATGTGATTAGCTGTAACATTCGATTAAACCCAATAAATAACCCTGTGCCAAAGTGCGCATCTTACGGCCTTTGACATAGTGACGGCTACAGCCTCACAGACGGTTTTTCTTCCCCTCATTTATGAGAGGACTCACGGCAATAAGAGGGGGCTAAATGTCCGATCCGATTTCCGGCACTGGGCTGACTGGTGGTGCCCTTACGGGGGCCAGTGTCTATGGTCTGCTGACCGGGACAGATTACGGTGTGGTGTTTGGCGCGTTTGCAGGGGCTGTATTCTACATCGCTACAGCCGCTGACCTGGGCGCGGCACGCCGAATGGCATATTTCGTTGTGTCTTATATCGCCGGTATTCTCTGTTCCGGCCTTGTGGGTTCGAAGCTGGCTAACTGGACTGGTTACAGCGATAAACCTCTGGACGCCATTGGTGCCGTTATCGTTTCTGCATTAGCCGTAAAAATCCTGACGTTCCTGAATAACCAGGATGTCGGCTCGCTGGTGGCGCTGATAACGCGCCGGGGAGGTTCTGGTGGTACTAAATGACCCGACAGCAACTATAAACGCGCTGCTCTGCGCCGGGGTAGTGATCACCCTAATGTTTTACCGTCGCGGTGATTCACGTCATCGCCCGTGGGTTTCCCGCCTGGCGTGGTTGATTACTGTCACGTACAGCGCGGTGCCGTTAGCCTATCTGTGCGGCATATATCCTCATTCATCGTGGGCCACCATTGGTGCCAACGTCATTTTCCTTTCTGTGCTGGTGGCCGTCAGAGGCAACGTTGCGCGCCTAGTTGATCATCTGAGGCAATAATGAACCAAACACAATTTCAGAAGGCGGCTGGTATCAGCGCCGGGTTAGCTGCGCGCTGGTATCCGCATATCGACGCGGCAATGAAAGAGTTCGGCATCACCGCAGTTAACGATCAGGCCATGTTCATCGCACAGATAGGCCATGAGTCCGGTGGCTTTGCCCGGCTGGTGGAAAACCTGAACTATGCGGCAGACAGTCTGTTGTCAGTGTTCGGTAAGCACCGCATCACAGCACAACAGGCCGCAGCCCTCGGCAGAACGGCCACGCAGCCAGCTAACCAGAAAGCGATCGCCAATCTGGTCTATGGGGGAGAGTGGGGCAAAAAGAATCTGGGTAATCAGGTTAGCGGTGACGGGTGGAACTACCGGGGCCGCGGCCTGAAGCAAATCACCGGCTTGAGCAACTATCGCAACTGCGGACAGACGCTGAAGCTGGATCTGGTAACCCACCCCGAGCTGCTGGAGCAGGATGTCTATGCCGCGCGATCAGCAGCATGGTTTTACGTGTCCCACAGCTGCCTGCTTTATTCGGGCGATGTTGAGCGCGTCACGCTGATCATCAATGGCGGACGTAACGGCTTGGATAAACGGCGCGCTCTTTTCAACCTGGCGAAGTCCGTTCTGGTGTGAGGTCAAAATGGGTGTCGAAATGATTATCGGGCTGGCTGCAGCGGTGATCGCTGCTATCGCTGGCGCATTTGGATTAGGCCATTCACGCGGCACCAGCAAAGCGGAAGCAAAGGCTGATCTGCAGCGTACCGAAGATAACGCCGCGGCAATGGTCGCAGCAGCAGAACGCCGGGTTGAAGCAACGAAAGAGGCCAGCAATGTACAGCAGACTGTTAACCATATGCCTGATGACGATGTTGATTGCGAGTTGCGTGCAAAATGGACCCGCAAAGATTGAGGTGATCGACACCGGCTGTGACTGGGTTACGCCAATCTACTTGACTGAACATGACATCAAGCTTATGGAGTTGCAAACAAAAAGAAATATATTGATTCACAATAAAAAGGTTTTTGATATCTGCTTAAAAAAGCAAGCTAGATAATTTGCAAATGCAGTCAGCAAGAATATATAATAAAAACAAAGACTTATGTTTTGTTTTATCAGTTTGATCTAATGAATGTTTGTTTGAAGGTTCTACAAATAATGTTATAGTTACTCATTGTTTATTAAAAATTAGTGTTTATTGAAGTAGGTCTTATTAATAAATGCTTTTACGCAATACTATAGGTATTCATTATGTCGTCACTAAGTAAATTAACGCTAGCATTAGATAAATTATCTCAGTTCAGGAATGATAGTTTTGATTTAGTTAAAGGTTATATTGGTTTCGTTATGCCAATGGTTGCTAAGGCACATGAACTCAAAAAGAAAGAGGAAGATGGCACCATCTCCGATGAAGAAAAAGTTCTAATTAAATTTTATGATTCCCATTTTGAAGAATTTAAAAAAGCGCTAGAGCAAGTTTCTGATTATAATAACTCAATATCTCATAACTACATAAAAGCTATTGATTTGCTTGGTGATGTTAAGGAGAGCATCAAGAATGCAGATAGATAATGTTGCAGATATGTCAAAGTTGCTTGAAAGCCTTAAAAACCAAGTGGATAAGACGGAGGATGCTGCTGATGATGCAGAGGATAAAGCTAACACAAAGTCTAAAAATGAAGGTGAAACACGGAGTGCGCTTACTATCAGCTTCTTAGGTGGTTTTTTCGCATTAATCGCACTTAGTGGCTTATTTGTGCTTTGGTATAATAATAGCGTTGTGTCTTGGGTTATACACTTGAAAGAGGCTGGAGTTCCAGATGCTTCTAATTATTTGAAACCTTTGGAGTTAGAAAAGGTATTATCAGTAATTATTGGAGCGTTAGGTACATCACTCGGATTCATCATAGGCTATTATTTTAAAGAGAAAAGCAAATAGTCTTTTGCGAGTTTGAAGTGCTTAAATTATTAAAAGCAGAATTTTTGTTTCAGATAGAGTTAATTCAAACGTAATCTTCATAAATAGATAAGCCTTGTCGTCGCGAGTTTTATCTATATGCCTCGTACGCACTTCAAAGAGAGTCTTTCTGTCGTGAGCCACTGGCTGAAGCTGGTGGCTCTTTTATTGGAGTGAATATGGCATCCAGTTCACCCTGGCACCGCCTCTATAACACCAAACGGTGGTACCGGCTCCGTTATCACCAGCTTCATAAGCAGCCACTGTGCGAGTTTCATCTCAGGCGAAATCAGGTGATAGCCGCAACCGTTGTTGATCACATCAAACCACATAAGGGTGATGAGACCCTCTTCCATGACCCGGAAAATTTGCAAAGTTTATGCAAGCGCTGCCACGACTCAGTGAAGCAACGTATGGAAAAGGGTGGAACCGTTACTGAGTTCGACAATGAAGGCCGTGTTATCTGGTAAAAGGACCAACGCATGAAAGATTTAAAGATTGAATACCGCGACGGCAAGCTGACAGAGCTGAGCATCGACGGCGTTAGCTTCGACACTCTCACTGGAATTTCATTCAACCACACGGTGGGCGAGACGCTGCCGACTGTCAGCCTGACCTTTCCGATCGGTATCGGCGAACGACTGGTGCCCGCCAGCCTGTCCCGCGAAAATCTGCACATCATTGAAAAATGAGATTCATTCTCACTTCGTCGATGTGATGGCAGGGGGGGGTAAAACTCTGGCGGCAACATTTTAAAGACCGCGCTCCCAGTTTCATTTTTAAAAACGTCCAGAAAAAAAGGAAAAACGCGATGGCACAGCGAGGCAGAAAGTCTCTGGCTGCGACGTCTGCTGTCTCGCTGCCAGCACTGGCTGAAAGCAGGCTACAACCGTCCATCCATCTGAGCGATCCGGAGATAAACGTCTGGGTCCGGCTGGTCAATGACAACCCGGCCAGCTCATTTACCGAAACGCACCGCGATATGCTGGAAATGTACTGCCGACATGTGGTGCAGGCGCGGCTCTTAACCACCCAGATTGAAGAGTTCGAGCTGGAGTGGCTGGCCCGGGATGATGGACTGAAGCGCTACGACAAATTGCTCACCATGCGCGAACGCGAAGTGCGCTCTGCGTCCTCACTGGCGACGCGGCTGCGAATCACCCGGCAGGCGACTGCCGATCCCAAAACGGTAGGCCGTGCCAACAACAATCTGCCACGGGAGAGAAAACCCTGGGAAATTGAATAAGGCTCTTCGATGGCTAAAAAAACTCTGACAAGAGCCGAGAGGAATATCCTCTGGTGCGAAAGAAATATCGTTATTCCTGAAGGTAAGTTTGTTGGCCAGCCCCTGAAAATGGCTGAGTTCATGAAGGACGATTTTAGGGCCATTTTCGACAACAGGCATGGCACACGTCGCGCAATCATCAGCCGCGGGCGCAAAAACGCCAAAACTGTTGAAACCGCTATGCTGATGCTGCTCTACCTGGTGGGGCCGGAGGCGGCGCCGAACTCGCAGCTGTATTCTGCCGCACGCTCGCGTGACCAGGCGGCCATTCTGTTTAACCTGGCCTCAAAAATGTGCCGGATGAATCCGGTGCTCATGCAGTACGTGGCGATCAAGGATTCAGCAAAAGAAATTCACTGCCCTGAACTGGGTTCTTATTACCGCGCACTGAGCGCCGAGGCCACCACAGCCTACGGTTTCTCGCCGCGATTTGTCGCCCACGATGAGCTGGGGCAGGTTCGCGGGCCGCGCGACCCGCTTTATGAAGCGCTGGAAACGGCGACCGCTGCTCAGGATAACCCTATCTCGGTAATCATCAGCACCCAGGCACCCGATGCGAGCGACCTGCTCAGCCTGCTGATTGATGATGGCCTGACCGGGGCCGATCCGCGAACGGTGGTCAGGCTCCAGACCGCGCCGGAAGATATCGATCCTTTCTCTGTTGAAGCCATCAGGCTGGCAAACCCGGCCTTCGATGTGTTCATGAACCAGAAAGAAGTGCTGGATATGGCCGCCAGCGCAAAACGCCTGCCGTCGCGCCAGGCTGAGTTTGAGAACCTTGTACTAAACCGCAGGGTTGAGGCGAAAAGCCCGTTCGTGAGCCAGACCGTCTGGCACATGAATAAAGAGGAACCCGGTGAACTGGCGGGCGCTACCGTCTGGGGTGGGCTGGACCTTTCCAGTGTGTCGGACCTGACAGCGCTGGTGCTCAACACAACCCAGGGCGATGTGCACTGTAAGTTCTGGCTACCTGAGGAAGGTCTGGCGGATAAGGCACGTAACGATCGTGTGCCTTATGACATCTGGGCGAGGCAGGGCTGGCTGAACACGACACCCGGGAAAGCTATTGAGTATGCCTTTATTGCCCGGGAGCTGCGGCGCGTTTTTGATATCTGTAACGTCAGGGTACTGGCGTTCGACCGCTACAACATGCGATTCCTTCGTCCGCATCTTATCGACGCCGGTTTCACTGAGGCGGAGCTTGAGCGGTTCGTGGAATTCGGCCAGGGTTTTGTCTCCATGTCGCCTGCACTCAGGGAACTGGAAGCCAGACTGCTCGGCGCGCAGCTTAAGCATGGCAACCACCCAATCCTCGAAATGTGCGCCAAAAACGCCACGGTAATCACCGACCCCGCCGGTAACCGCAAGTTTGTTAAAGGCAAGTCGAGCGGCCGTATCGACGGCATGGTGGCGCTGGCCATGTCTATCGGCGCGCAGACCAGTGATGAGGTGGAAGACCCTGGCGACGTTAACGATTTCATTTACAACTTTTTGAGCGTTTAAAAATGGCAGATACCGATTACAGCATTGACCTGCGAACGCGATCGCCATTCTGGGCGCGCATGGCCTCTATTCTGACCGGTGGCCGCCTGGTCTCACCGGATAATGGCTCGCAGATGGCGGGCACATCCGCTCACGGCACTGTCGGGGAATCGGTGGTGAGCGATGAACGCAACATGTCGATCAGCACCGTATGGGCCTGTATCCGGCTCATCTCCACCGTAACAGCCTCGTTACCGCTGGATGTTTTTGAAACCATCGATGATCAGCGAAAGAAAGTCGGCAACCAGAACCCGCTGGCGAAGCTTCTTCGCTTCCGGCCCAACAACTTCATGACCGCGCTGGAGTTTCGCGAAGCGATGACAATGCAACTCTGCGCCTACGGCAATGCCTACGCGCATGTGGAGCGTAACAGCGTCGGCGATGTCATCAGCCTTCTTCCGCTGATGAGCGCGAATATGGATGTCCGGCTCGATGGAAAAAATGTCATATACCGGTACCGGCGCGACAGCGAGTATGTGGACTTTAAACCAAAAGAGATCTTCCACCTGAAAGGCTTCGGCTTTAACGGGCTGGTCGGGTTATCGCCGCTGGCGTTCAGCGCCAAATCTGCAGGCGTGGCGATTGCTATGGAAGATAACCAGCGGGAGTTTTTCGCCAACGGCGCGAAGTCACCGCAAATCCTGATGACTGACGGCAAGGTGCTGACTAAAGAGCAGCGCGGGCAGCTGGAGGAAAACTTTAAGGAGATTGCCGGTGGCCCGGTGAGAAAACGCCTCTGGATCCTTGAGAGCGGGTTCACCTCGCAGCCTATCGGTATCTCGCCGCAGGACGCACAGATGCTTGAGGCCCGAAAGTTTCAGGTGGCAGAGCTTGCGCGCTTTTATGGTGTTCCGCCGCACCTGGTTGGTGATGTTGAAAAAACAACTTCATGGGGCAGCGGCATTGAGCAGCAGAACCTCGGCTTTCTCCAGTACACCCTGAAGCCCTATCTCGATCGCTGGGAGTACAGCATAGAGCGCTGGCTGGTAAAAGAATCCGATCAGGGAAGGCTGCACGCCGAGCATAACCTTGATGGCCTTCTTCGTGGAGACTCAGCGAGCCGCGCCACCTTCATGCAAACCATGGTTAATACAGGGATCCGAACCGTTAACGAAGTGCGGCGCCTGGATAATCTTCCGCCTTTGCCTGGCGGTGATGTGGCGACGCGCCAGTCGCAGAACGTACCCATTACCGACCTCGGAACAAGCAAAGAGCCCCGCAATGACGGGGCTTAATCTTTATGGGGGCCACGATGCCTGAAATTCACAAGACGCTGGCGTTCGACCAGACCGAAATCAAGTTTACCGGCGACGGCAGCAAGGGAACGTTTGAAGGGTATGCCTCGGTTTTTAATAACACCGACGCCGATGGCGACATTATTTTGCCCGGCGCTTTCGCTGGTGTGGTGGCTAACCAGAGCCGCAAGGTGGCAATGTTCTTCAACCACCAGACGCGAGCTATCCCGGTTGGCAAATGGGATGCCATGCATGAAGACGGGAAGGGGCTTTTTGTTCGCGGGCAGCTCACTCCGGGGTTAAGTCTGGCCGAGGATCTGAAAGCCGCCATGCAGCATGGCACGGTTGAAGGCATGTCGGTGGGTTTTTCAGTCGGCCCTGACGATTACACCGTCGGCACGTCCGGCCTCATTTTTAAAAACATATCTTACCTGCGGGAAATCAGCGTCTGCACCTTCCCGGCCAACGAGCTGGCGGGCGTAACCGCCATGAAGAGTATCGACGGCATTAAAACCATTCGTGACGCGGAGGCCTGGCTGAGGGATTCAGTCGGCCTTACGCGCGCTGAAGCGCAGGCGTTTATCGCCCGCGTGAAGTCCGCAGGCCGAAGCGAGTTCGGCGGCGGCGACATTGACGCGCTGGCACAGCGCATATCTTCCTTTGCCGCTAACCTGCGGAATCCTTAACGGAGCAAAACATGTCTGAATTAGCATCCCTGGAAAAAGCGATCGAGAACTCCCAGAAAGAAGTGAAGGAGCTTATCGAGGAACAGCGTAAATCCATCAACCAGAACGGCGAAATCAACAAGCAGCTGCAGACCGACCTGGCTAAAGCCCAGGATGAACTGAAAACCACCGGTACCCGTCTGTTCGATCTTGAACAGAAACTGGCTGGCAACTCGCCTGAACAGACCGCCCAGAAGTCCTTTGCAGAGCGCGTGTCCGAAGACCTGATGAAAGGCTGGGATGGCTCACGCACGAAAGCGAAAGTGACCAGCTTCGACAAAGCGATCGGCTCTGGCTCTAACTCCGCTGGCGCGCTGGTTCTGCCACAGCAGCAGCCAGGCATCCTGATGCCGGGCCTGCGTCGCCTGACCGTCCGTGACCTGCTGGCACAGGGGCGCATCACCAGTAACGCGCTGGAATACGTGCGTGAAAATGTGTTCACCAACGCTGCGGCGCCAGTGGCGGAGGGAACCCTCAAACCGGAAAGTAACATCACCTTCACCAAAGAAACGGCGAACGTGAAAACCATCGCCCACTGGATCCAGGCGTCGCGCCAGATCATGGATGACGCCCCGGCGCTGCAGTCCTACATCAACTCCCGCATGATGTATGGCCTGGCGCTGGTGGAAGAGAACCAGATGCTGAACGGGGATGGCACCGGTGACAACCTCCAGGGGCTGAACGTGGTGGCGACCGACTACGAAACCGCACTCAACGCTACCGGGGATACCGGTGCCGATGTTCTGGCACACGCCATCTACCAGGTGTCGCTGAGTGAGTTTGAAGCCGATGGCATCATTCTGAACCCGGCAGACTGGCACCGTATCGCGCTGCTGAAAGACGCCAACGGCAATTACATCATGGGCGGCCCGCAGGCGTTTGCCTCGAAAGTGCTGTGGGGTCTGCCGGTGGTGTCAACCACGGCGCAGGCGGCAGGCAAATTCACCGTCGGCGCGTTTGGCCTGGCATCTCAGGTGTGGGACCGCATGGATGCCACTATCGAGATCAGTAACCAGGATCGCGACAACTTCGTTAAAAACATGCTGACCATTCTGTGCGAAGAGCGCCTGGCGCTGGCGCACTACCGTCCTGCAGCTATCGTCACTGGCGATGTTGCGGTTTCCTCCGGCGAATAACAGAAGGGCGCGGTCAGTAATGGCCGCGTTTAATGTATGAAAATTAAAGCTCTCCGTATGTTCTCGCATTATCACCTGGGTACGGTATCCCAGGGCGAAACCCGCGTGGTGAAGAAAGAAATCGGCGAAGCGCTGGTGAAAATGCATCTGGCTGTTGAAGTTGAATCCGGCAAGGAGAAAATCTCTCCTCCTGAACAGCCTGAACAGCCTGAACAGCCTGAACAGCCTGAACAGCCTGAACAGCCTGAACAGCCTGAACAGCCTGAACAGCCTGAACAGCCTGAACAGCCTCAAAAATCCAAAGCTGGGGGTAAAGGTGGAAATAAGCGCGGAGCAGATGGCGCTGATAAAGACGCATCTGAGGGTTGATAGTGACTTAGAAGATTCGCTTATCGCTGCCTACGCATCGGCGGCCGTCGATTATGTTGAGCAGTTCTGCGATGGCGCGCTGGTGGAAGCCATGACGCCGACACCTGAAGACAGAGAACCTCCCCGTGAGGTTCTTTTTACTCCCGGGATCTGGGCCGCAATGCTTTTGTTGATTGGTCACTGGTATGCGAACCGTGAAGCGGCAGCGCAGAACCTGACGGAAATGCCGCTGGGCGTTGAGGCACTTCTGATGCGCCACCGGAGGTGGCACTGATGGCCTGTTCAGGATGTGCCGCCCGCCGTGAGTGGCTTAAAAACTGGATGAAAATCGCCTATGAACGAGCAACAGGTAAACGAACTGCTGAAAGCGCTGGAGTCCCAGACAAAGGCGCAGAAAGACCAGACCGCCGCGATAAACCGCCTGGCGGAATCCAATGAAGCCCTGGCTGCCGTGATTTACCAGTCGATGGTCTCTGATGTGGACGACGACGGGTTACCACCGCAGACCTATCTGAGCGGTAAACCCAGGGGTTAAACATGCAGGCAGGCAAACTGAACAAGCGCGTGAAGCTACAGAAGCCTGTGAAAATGCAGAGTCCGGCCACCGGCGCGGTGGTTAATGGCTGGGCTGATGTTGCTGAACTCTGGGCTAACGTTACAGATCTTTCCGCGCGCGATTTTGTGGCCGCGCAGGCGGGGCAAAATGAGATCACGACCCGGATCACCATCCGCTGGCGTGAAGATGTCACCGATAAACACCGTATTCTTTACCGCGGACGAGTCTACGACATTCAGGGTGTGCTGGAAGACGATAAAAGTGGTCTGGAATATTTAACGCTTCCATGCTCCCGTGGGGTTAATGATGGCTGATGGCATTGATGTTCAGATCACCGGCATTGAGTCGCTGAAGCAGAAACTCAACGAGGTGAATGACGACCTGAAGAGAAAGGGCGGGCGCGCTGCGCTGCGCAAAGCAGGCAACGTTATTGTGAACCAGATTAAGGCGAACGCCCTGCGTCTGGACGATCCGAAAACGGCGCGCAGTATTGCAGATAATGCGGCGCAGCGCTGGAATGGAAGGCTGTTTAAGCAAACCGGCAACCTCGGCTTTCGGATTGGTATTCTGCAGGGGGCGAGACTCAAAAAGGATCCCAGCCTGGCCGCAGATGCACCCACACCACACTGGCGTCTGCTGGAGTTTGGTACGGAAAAAATGACACCGAAACCCCTTGTTCGCGCAGCGGCAACCTCCCGCACTCAGGAGGTGATCGCCACGTTCGCCACCGAGTATGAAAAAAGCATTGACCGGGCGCTGCGACGAGCGCGCCGAAAAGGAGGCGGATCGTGATTGCTCCCCTGTTTTCTGTGTGCGTGGCCAGTCCGGCAGTGCGGGCGCTGATTGGCGATTCGCCCGTGCGGCTTTACCCGTTCGGACAGCAGGACGATAACGTGATTTATCCCTATGTCGTCTGGCAGAACGTGAACGGCGCACCTGAGAACTATCTCGGCCAGCGCCCGGATGCAGATACCTGGTCACTGCAGGTTGATGCCTGGGCGGATACCCCGGATGAGGTGATTGCTGTGGCCGCCGCGCTGCGTGATGCCATTGAACCCCACGCTCATATAACCCGCTGGGGCGGGCAGGAACGAGACCCCGAAACAAAGCGCTATCGCTATTCCTTCGATGTTGACTGGATAGTGAAGCGATAACCCTCAATACACCGGCCCGGCGCCGGTTTTTTTATGCACGGAGAAAACCATGTCTGTACTGACGCAAGGCACTCAGTTTTTTGTGCTCGCCCAGGGCGCGGTAAGTGAAATCGAATGCATCACCAGTTTTTCACCGGGTGGCAACCCGGCGGATCAGATTGAAGACACCTGCCTTTCTGAGCGAAACAGCCGCACCTATAAGGTCGGTCTGCGTACGCCCGGCCAGGCGACGGTGGGTCTGAACGCTGACCCGGAAAACGCCAGCCATATTATGCTGCACAACCTGGCGAACTCGGACGACCACGAAGAACTGACGTTTGCGGTGGGCTGGTCTGACGGCACTGCATCTCCGACGGCAGCCGCCCAGGGTGCAGCAGGTTCAGTGGATGGCCTGACGCTACCGGAAAGCCGCACCTGGTTTATTTTTCGCGGCTATGTCTCTGACTTCCCGTTTGACTTCTCCGCCAATACGGTGGTGACCACTTCAGCAACCATCCAGCGTTCAGGCGGATCGGTCTGGGTACCTAAGGCGGGTGATTAATGAAACTGACTCTCGATGCACTTAAACAGGCCGGGGCATTCACCGGCCGCCCGGTAGAAAAGCAGATCACCTGGCGCCAGGGCGAGGAGGAGTTCAGCGCTACTGTCTTTGTTCGCCCGCTGGGCTATCACTCGGCGATGACGGATGTGATGGCGGCAAACGGGCGCGTGGATGGCGTGGCAGGACGGATCGCCGCGTCCGTCTGCGATGAGAACGGGAAACCGGTATTCACCCCGGCGGACATTACCGGCGAGGCGGACCCGGAACGAGGTGCGCTGGATGGTGCGCTCACTATCGCTCTGCTGTTAGCCATCCAGGAGGTTAACGATCTGGGAAAGATGAACTCAGCGCCGACGATGAATTCTGGTGCGAACTCGTCCTGAATGGTATAGGCGGGCATACCATCGCCCAGGCTCAGGAAGTTCTCAGTTTCCGGGAATTTCAGATATGGGTGAAATACCGTGAGCGTTACGGGAGCCTCAATCCGATGCTTCGCACGGAATGGGCTGGCGGGATGATCTCCAGCACTATCGCCAACGTGAACCGTGGTAAAGACGCACCGCCTTTCAGCGTCACTGATTTCACCCTTCACTTTACCAAAACAACGGCCACCACAGACCCCGTCACGCTTGATGAGGCTAAGCGGACCTGGTTTTAAACACTCACGGAGACGGTATGGCAGCCAGATCACTTGGAACCCTGACTATTGACCTGATTGCCAATATCGGGGGCTTCGCGGCGGGCCTTAACCGGGCGGAGCGGCAGTCTCAAAAATGGCGCCGTCAGGTACAGGAGGATGTCCGTCTTGCCGGTGCCGCACTGGGGTCGATGGCAACCATCGCGGCCGCAGCAGCGGTATCTGCAGGCGTGGCAGGTATTAACCTGTTAAAAACCACATCAAAGCAGATCGCTGAAACTGACAGGCTCGCCAAATCCCTGCGTATGTCCACACAGGACTTACTGGCCTGGCAGTTCGCCTCCCAGAAAGCTGGCGTGTCAGGCGAACAAATGGCCGACATCTTCAAGGATATCGGCGACAAGATTGGTGATGCGGTTCTTAACCAGTCGGGTGAGGCCGTCGATGCGCTGAATGCTCTCGGCCTGTCAGCGAAGAAGTTGTCCACGGAAACGCCCGACCGACAACTGCTGGCAATCGCCGGGGCGCTGGAAAAGGTAGATACTAACGCCGAAAAGATCACCATACTCGAAAGCCTGGGCAACGACCTCTCAAAACTGTTGCCGCTTTTCGATAACAACAGCCAGAAGCTTCAGCAGTTTCTTAAGCTGTCACGGCAATACGGCGTAGCGCCGGATCCCCAGTCCATTGATGATCTGGTCAAAGTAAACTCACTTTTTGAGGATATGGAGACCCAGGCGCAGGGATTAAAACTCGAAATAGCAACAGGTCTGGCGCGTGTAGATCTTTCACCCTTACAGGCCGGACTGAGTGATTTGCGGGCAGTATTCACCGATCCTAAAGTCCTGCAGGGACTGGCAGATATGGTAGGAGGAATTGCTTCCCTTGTCGGCTGGCTGGGCAAAGCCGCGTCATCGCTGGGTAGCCTTATTGATAATTATCAGGGCGGGCAAAAATTATCCGCGAACGCCTCGTTGTTTGAAGTTGAACGGCGGATCAGAAACCTTGAAGCCGATCTGAATGACGAAGGTTTCCTGGCGGGTGTTAATCGCCTCGGCATGGATACGGAAGGGAAGCAGAAGGAGCTGAACGAACTACTGGCGCAGCGTACGCGCCTAAAGTCGATTGCTGCAGCGGCGCCGGTTATTTCCTCCGCAACATCTCCTGTTACCGCCTCAGGTAATTACACCCTCGCTCCAGGCGAGTCCAACGGAAAAGTGACCCCTGACACGGGTGCCAAAAAGCTGGAAAGTGCCTTCAAATCCATGGAACTGGGCTACCTGCGCCAGATTGCACTGATCGACACCACCGGCCAGAAAACAGCAGAGGTGACCGAGCAGCAGAAACTTCAGTTTGATCTGGCGGAGGGAAAGCTTACCGATATTAACGACGCCCAAAAAGTCCGGCTGCAGCAGCTGGCTCAGGAAGTGGACCGTCTGAATCAGCTTAAAAAAGCCAATGAAGAAAACGCGAAAGTGGCGGCGTTCATCGCGGGCCTGCAGGCGCAGAACGATAATGCCCGCGCGGATTTGACCGTGGATATTCAGGGGGCCGGAATCGGCAATAAACAGCGTGAACGGCTCAGGGAGCGATTGGGTATCGAGCGAGACTATCTTGATCAGCAGCGGGAGCTTCAAAAGCAGTATCAGGCTGGTGATATCAGCCTGACGGTTTATGACCGGGAAACGCAGGCTTTAAAGGATGCGCAGGCTGAAAGGCTGGAAATCCAGGAGGATTACTACAAACAAATTGATGCGCTACAGGCTGACTGGATAACCGGTGCGCGGGACGGCCTTGCCGACTGGGTTGATGATTCCACGAACTATGCAGCGCTGGCGGCCGACGCCATGCAAAGCGCGCTATCAGGTATCAGCAGCAACATCGTTGACATGCTCAACGGCAACAAAGCGAGCTGGAAAGACTGGGGCATCAGTGTCATGAAAGTCATTGAACAGGTAATGGTGAACATGATGATCGCCAACGCGGCCAGCTCCATCGGTTCGCTGTTTGGCGGCGCTGCCTCGTCTTCCGCAGGCAGCGGCACTGCGCTTCAGTCATACGGGGCAAATCTGCAGTTCAACGCCAAAGGTGGTGTTTACTCTTCAGCAGATCTCAGCCAGTACAGTAATTCTGTCGTGAGTTCCCCCACAATGTTTGCGTTTGCCAAAGGTGCCGGACTGATGGGGGAGGCTGGGCCGGAAGCCATCATGCCGCTTACCCGCGCAGCCGATGGTTCCCTGGGCGTACGTGCTGTAGGAAATGGCGGCATTACGCCGGGCGGCGGTGACGCGCCGCAGGTCAATATCCATATTGATGGCAACGGCAACACCCAGACTCAGGCGAGCGGGGGTTATGAGCAGTTCGGGCGTGAAGTGGGCAACTTTGTCGATCGGCGTTACCGCGAGCTCATTAGCCGTGATATGTCCCCGGGTGGCGCGCTCTGGAATCTGGCAAAAGGAGGTCGCTGATGGCTCTTGAAACGTTCAGCTGGTGTCCACGAATCAATGCGGAACAGGAGGTAAATTTTCGCCGTCGTACCGCGCAGTTTGGTGACGGGTACCAGCAGGTGTCCGGGGACGGGATTAATCCCCGGTCGCAAAAGTGGAATCTTCAGTTCACCGGTACCGAAGCGTACATCGCGGCGATTAAAGCCTTTCTCGATCGCCATCAGGGTGTGAAGGCATTTCAGTGGCACCCGCCACTTGAGCCAGTGGGGTTATATCGTTGCGACACCTACACTCCGACTTCGCTGGGCGCCGGACTCTTCAACCTTTCCGCAACTTTTGAGCAGGCTTATAAACCATGAGCTTAAACAGTGATTACCAGAAACTTGAGCCGGGCAATGAGGTCCGGCTTTTTTCTGTAGATGGCACGGCGTTCGGCACCGGAGAAGTGCTGCGTTTCCACAGCTACAACGTTCTGCATACAGAAGCAGAGATTGTGACCGCTGGTGGTGATGAATCGAAACTACCCGCCAAAAGCATCTGGTGGCAGGGGCAGGAATACAAAGCATGGCCGTGCCAGATTGACGGGGTCGAAGCGTCAACCAGCGGCAGCAGCGCACAACCGAAATTATCGGTCGCTAACCTGGACGGCTCTGTCACCGCACTATGCCTGGCGTATGACGACCTGCTTCAGGCTAAAGTGACGATTCACGACACACTGGCCCAGTACCTTGATGCACGTAATTTCGCCGGAGGAAACCCGGCGGCAGACGCCACGCAGGAAAAGTTGCAGGTCTGGTATATCGACGCAAAAACGTCTGAAACAAACGAAGTGGTGGAGTTCGCGTTATCCAGCCCGATGGATCTGCAGGGCCTGATGATACCGACACGCCAGCTCCATTCTCTTTGCACCTGGTGCATTCGTAATAAATACCGTACTGGTGATGGTTGCGATTACGCCGGGTCCCGCTATTTCGATAAAAACAACAATCCGGTCAGTGATCCTTCTCTGGACGAATGCAACGGCACTCTTTCTGCCTGCAAGCTTCGGTTCGGTGAAAATAACGAACTCTCATTCGGCGGTTTCCCGGGCACCTCATTGATCAGGAGTTAATATGCGTAAAAAAACCGTCACGGCCATCATGGCACATGCTGCGCAGGAGTATCCGCGCGAGTGCTGCGGCGTGGTAGCGCAGAAGAGCAGGGTAGAGCGATATTTTCCCTGCCGTAATCTGGCCACGGCTCCAGAGGACAATTTTGTCCTTTGCCCGGAAGACTACGCCACCGCCGAAGAATGGGGGCCCGTGACCGCCATCGTTCACAGCCACCCCGATGCAACCACCCAGCCTAGCGAAATGGATAAGGCACAGTGTGATCTCAACGGGCTACCCTGGCACATCGTCAGCTGGCCAGAAGGTGACTTACGTACCATCTTACCGCGGGGAGAGATCCCCCTCATCGAGCGGCCTTTCGTCCTGGGCGTGTACGATTGCTGGGGGCTGGTGATGAGCTATTTCAGGCAGACGCACGGCATCGAGCTGCATGACTACAGGGTGAATTATCCCTGGTGGGAGGACGAGTACGCGGATAACTTCTACCAGGAATGCTGGTATGAATGCGGGTTCCGTGAGTTCGACGGACCACCACAGCCTGGTGATATGGTGATCATGCAGGTTCAGGCTAATAAGTGGAATCACGCAGGCATCCTGCTGGAAGGCAATATGCTTCTGCACCATCTGTACGGACATCTGAGCCAGCGCGTACCCTATGGAGGCTACTGGCAGGACAGAACGATGAAGGTTCTACGTTATAAGTCTCTATGTTAATCTTTCTAAAAATGATTCAAGAGACTAGCTCATGAAAAAAATCATCATTCCACTATTAGTTTTTGGTTTATTTGGCTGCTCGACTGAACCTGTTCCACCTGAAAATGCTAAAGACGTGCAAGCATCATCTCAATTTTTGGAAAAACCAAACACTACTGGCGTTACCATTATTCGTGATAAAGGATATGTTGCTAGTGGTTGTGCCATTACCTCTTACATTAATGGGGTTCGGCTAGCGGAACTTGAACCTGGCGAAAAGGTAACGGCTTTTCTCCCGGCAGGGCAGGTTAACGTTGGGGCAGGTTTCGCTGGCCGCGGCTTGTGCAGCGGACCTCCAAAGAAAGAGCGTGAATTTATAATCAAGGAGAATTCTCCTCGCGTGTTGAGAATTTTTACTGACCAAAGCGGTAACGTAGATATTTTGCCGACGACGATAAATTAAAGGTTTAAACCTTTAATAAGCCTCCATCTGGGGGCTTTTTTTATTTTTGGAGTAAGACATGCAGGAAATCATGGCACGAATAGAGCTTGATGGCGTTTTGGGTAAAACCTTCGGGAAAGTTCATCATCGCTTGATTAGTACCACACATGAAGCAACCCGCGCACTGGCCGCAACTATCAAGGGATTTGAACAATACATGATTTCAAGCCAGCGTCGCGGATTAACGTATGCTGTATTCAGAGGGAAGACGAATATAGGAGAGAAAGACCTCAGCTACCCAATTAAGGAAGATGTAATCCGTATCGTTCCGGTTATCATCGGCAGCAAAAAAGCTGGGGTTTTTCAGACGATACTTGGCGCTGTTCTAGTTGTGACGGGTGTAGTGTTGAGTTTTACTCCCCTCGCAGCTGCATCACCATATCTGATTTCTGCAGGTGTAAGCATGGTCGCCGGTGGCGTAATTCAGATGCTGTCCCCTCAGCCTTCCGGTTTAGCCAGTAAGCAGGATGCCGATAACCGGGCCTCATATGCGTTCGGCGGCGTAACGAACACCGCAGCACAGGGTTATCCGGTTCCCCTGCTTTACGGACGTCGGCGCATCGGCGGCGCTATCATCTCCGCAGGCATTTACGTCGAAGATCAGCAGTAAAAATAATCCTTTCATTCAGGCCACCTCAGGGTGGCTTTTTTTATGGGCGCAATATGGTAAACGCAACCGCTATCAGGGGCCGCAAAGGCGGTGGCTCTAAATCACGCACACCCACCGAACAACCCGATGATCTCCAGTCTGTAGCGAAGGCCAAAATTCTGATAGCTCTGGGAGAGGGGGAGTTCTCTGGCCAGCTCACCGGTAAAAATATTTACCTGGATGGTACCGCGCTGGAGAACGCAGACGGATCGCCAAACTTTAGTGGGGTGGTGTGGGAGTTTCGCCCGGGTAACCAGGCACAGAGCTATATCCAGGGCATACCGGGTACAGAAAACGAAATCACCGTCGGTACCGAAGTATCAAGTGCCACAGCCTGGACGCGCACGTTTACCAATGCCCAGCTCTCGGCTGTTCGTCTTCGCCTGAAATGGCCCTCGCTGTTCAAACAGGAGAACGACGGCGATCTGGTCGGTAACTCTGTTAACTATGCGATTGACCTCCAGACCGACGGCGGAGCCTGGCAGACCGTGCTGAATACCAGCGTGACCGGTAAAACCACATCCGGCTATGAGCGCAGCCACCGTATCGATCTGCCTCAGGCGGGCAGCACCTGGACTATTCGCATGCGCAAGCTGACCGCTGATGCAAACAGCGCGAAAATCGGCGACACGATGACCCTTCAGAGCTTCACCGAGGTGATCGACGCCAAACTGCGCTACCCCAACACAGCCCTGCTGTATATCGAATTCGATTCAAGCCAGTTTAACGGCTCTATCCCGCAGATCTCCTGTGAGCCGCGCGGGCGTGTGATCCGCGTACCTGACACCTACAACCCGGAAACCCGCACCTACACTGGTACCTGGACCGGTGCGTTTAAGTGGGCGTGGACCGATAACCCGGCGTGGATTTTTTACGACCTGGTTGTATCCGACCGGTTCGGCCTGGGGCACCGGCTCACGGCAGCGAATATCGACAAATGGATGCTGTACCAGGTGGCCCAGTATTGCGATCAGCCGGTACCGGACGGGAAGGGCGGCAGCGGTACCGAGCCGCGGTACATCTGCAACGTATACATTCAGGACCGGAACGACGCCTATACCGTTCTTCGTGACTTTGCGGCCATATTCCGGGGCATGACGTACTGGGGCGGCGATCAGATCGTGGCCCTGGCAGATATGCCCCGGGATGTGGATTACAGCTACACCCGTGCCAACGTCATTGAAGGCCGATTTACCTACGCCAGCAGCACCACGAAAACGCGCTATACCACAGCGCTGGTGTCCTGGTCCGATCCCGCTAACGCCTACGCTGACGCGATGGAACCTGTGTTTGAGCAGGCGCTGGTGGCGCGCTACGGATTTAACCAGCTGGAAATGACGGCCATTGGCTGCACACGGCAGTCGGAGGCGAACCGTAAAGGCCGCTGGGGCATTCTCACCAACAACAAGGATCGCATCGTATCGTTTGACGTTGGTCTGGATGGCAACATACCTCAGCCCGGGTACATCATCGCCGTCGCTGATGAAATGCTGTCAGGGAAGGTCACCGGCGGGCGAATCAGCGCGGTGAATGGCCGGGTGATCACACTGGACCGCGCACCGGATGCCACTGCAGGGAATCGCCTGATTCTGAACCTGCCTTCCGGGGCATCCCAGAGCCGTACCATTCAGGCGGTAAATGGCAAGGCCGTAACGGTCAGCACGGCATACAGCGAAACGCCGCAGGCCGAAAGCGTCTGGGTAGTGGAATCTGACGAACTCTACGCCCAGCAGTACCGGGTTATAAGCGTCAAAGATAATAACGATGGCACATTCTCGATTGCCGGAGCATGGCATGATCCAGACAAGTATGCCCGTATTGATACTGGCGCCATCATTGACCAGCGTCCGGTAAGCATGATCCCTCCCGGTAACCAGTTTGCTCCGGGAAACATTGTCATCAGTTCCTACTCGATGGTGAATCAGGGGATCAGCATCGAAACCATGCGCGCCAGCTGGGACCCGGCACCGAACGCCATTGCCTATGAGGCTCAGTGGCGCCGCAATGACGGGAACTGGGTAAACGTACCGCGCAGCTCCACCACCTCGTTTGAGGTGGCTGCCATTTATGCCGGGCGCTATCTGGTGCGCGTCCGGGCCATCAATGCAGCCGAGATTTCCTCGAGCTGGGCCACATCGCTGGAAGTCACGTTAACAGGTAAAACAGGAGCGCCACCGGTACCCGTTAACTTTCGGACCACGCCATTACTCTGGGGCGTACAGCTGGACTGGGATTTTCCTGCAAATACAGCGGATACCCTGCAGACGGAGATTCAGTATTCCACGGATGCAGCTGGCACGAATGCGATGTTGCTTACGGATGTGCCTTATCCACAACACATGTATCAGCAGCTGGGCCTGAAAGCCGGGGTGGGATTCTGGTACCGTGCGCGCCTTATCGACCGTACCGGTAACCAGTCGGCCTGGACTGACTTCATTCAGGGCAGCAGCAGCTCGGTTGCAGCTGATTACCTGGTGGATATCGACAACCAGATCAAACAGACAGACGCGTATAAGGAACTCACCTCGGATATCGCCGATCTCAGCGACGATATTCAGTCAGCACGCGATGACATCAGCAAAGTCTCAACAGAGTCGGCGGCGACCAAAGCGGGGCTGGCACAGGAAGTCACGGACCGTAAGAAAGCCATCACCGACGAGGCAACGGCGCGCGGCCAGGCGCTGCTGATCGAAAAGAACGCGCGCGTCGCGGATATCAGTAACGTCAATCAGACGATCCAGACCACCACCGAATCACTGGCGCAGATGATGGCGCAGATTTCTGCAGGTACTGGCGAACAGTTTGATCCACTCAAAATCTGGTATTTCGATTCGACAGTGGAGGGCTGGACCGGGAACGGGACCCCGACCATTGTTGACGGCTGGATACGCCCGGCGAACCATGCCACCGATCCGTGGGTGGCGTCTCCCGGCTCACTGGGTGTTAACCCGTCGTCCTATCGCTTCGTTAAAATGCGCATCAGGAAGTTCGGGGCGCCGGGCTGGGCTGGGCAGCTGCGGTGGCGGGGTACCGGTGGCTTCAACGACACCAACATGCTAACTGTCGCTGAGCCTGCATACGACGCGAACGGCATCGCCACGCTGGAGTTCGATAATATCCCCTGGCTGACTGAAGCCACGATGAATCAGTTCAGGCTGGATCTGTCCACTAAGCAGGATGCGACAAATTACTTTCTGATTGACTGGGTTGCGCTCGGACGGCCCACTCCCGGCGCGGGTATGGCGGCACTGCAGGCGGAAACGACCGCCCGTGTCCAGGGCGACCAGGCGGAAGCCACAGCGCGAGAAACGCTGGCGACGCAGATCCGGGGCGGCTACACCGGTGATGACCCGTCGAAGCTGGCCTCGGGCTTGCTCTATACCGAACGCCAGGCGCGCATCACGGCGCAGGAAGCGGAGGTGACAGCCCGGACGGCGCTGGAAGCGACCGTTAATGCCAACAAAGCCAGCGTGACGCAGGAGCTGGCAACGCTGACGACAGAGCAGGAGGCGCAGGCTACTACGCTGTCTGGCCTGCAGACCACTGTCGGGAAAAATACCGGCGATATCACGCGCATCGATAAAGCCGTCGCTGATAACAACAAGGCGCAGACTACCGCGCTGGCTGCGGTTAAGGCGACAACTGACAAGAACACGGCTGACATCAGCACGGAAACGACGGCCCGCACGGATGGTGACTCCGCGCTGGGGCGTCGTATCGACAGCCTGAAAGTGGATGTGGACGGCAACACGGCCAGCCGCGACGCCGGTATTGTCGGCAACGTCACCAATGCTCTCGCCAACTTCATGGCTTTCTCTGATCAGCGCGTCACGTTTGCCGTTGGCGAAACAAAAACGATGGCTGAAATCACAGAGGCCCGGAAGACCGCCGCGGATGCCACAAGCGCTGTGGCGGAGCAGGTCACGACGCTTAAGGCCACGGTTGAGCAAAACGGCCAGACTAACGCCGCAGCCATCACGCGCATTGATAAAGCCGTTACGGATCTGAAGAGCGCTACCGCGACCAGTATTGAGCAGGTGACGGCAGCAATCGGCGATACCAATGCCAATGTCCAGACGACCAGCGAGGCTGTTGCTGACATCAACGGCAAGCTCTCGGCCCAGTGGGGCGTTAAGGTTCAGGTGGAGGCGAACGGCGTTAAACGCATCGCGGGTATTCAGCTGGGCATTGACGGTTCAGGGGCATCAAACTTCCTGATTTCTGCCGATACGTTCGCGGTTTATAACCCGACGACCAGAGGGCAGGAACTGGTGTTTGCGGCGACGGGCGGGCAGATGTTCCTGCGATCAGCATTCATCCAGGACGGTTCCATCGATAACGGCAAGATCGGGAATTACATCCAGTCCAGCAACTGGGACGGGACCGGCAATGTCGGCTGGCATATCAATAAATCCGGGTATGCCACGTTCAACGGCGTGACCGTTCGCGGGACGATCTATGCTACTGACGGGAGCTTTAAAGGCAGGGTTGAAGCGACCAGTGGGAGCTTTAAGGGAACGGTTGAAGCGACAAACTTCATTGGTGATGTGGCTAACGTTGGTGTGTCTTCAGATACTTACGTTTCAGGCGGAGGTGTGGCAACCAATACCATAACTTTCACTGACTCCTCCTCATCATCACTGAATAAG